TATTACAAAAGCCACTGGAAGAATGTTTTAATTTAAGATACAGCTCACCAAGTGATATAAAAAAATTCTTGGCACAAAAAATAGAATATAAAAATTATCTTAACAAAAAACATGTTCAACGATACTGCATGAGGAATCAAGATTTTGTGCAAATTTACGAAAGCTATGGATATAAGCTTTTTAAAAACAGACTAATTACAGCTGAGAAGATTATATTATAAATTGTGGATAACTTTTCAGCCGTAGCAGGTTTGGACAGATTCGTAGCAGAAACGTAGCAGATTTGGGCAGATTTGTGTTGGATTTGTAGCAGGTTTGGACAGGAAACTTGTGCTATAATAAGAGCGTGAAAGACTCTCATTATGAAATATGTAATCGCTAAGCGAGAAAGCACCTATTGATGTAGGTGCTTTTTTTATCTCTCGTGTTAGATGCAAGAATCTGCTGAGTATAGTATAGTTATTGTATAAAATACAGTATCAGAAGATGGCATTAAATGTCAGTATCTTGACATGATATGATGTAGAAGTAAAAAGTACGGAAAATACCGTACGCACAATCATTCTAAGTAGTTTTATTTACAGCCGAGGCGGCGTCCATTAGGGCGTCGCCTTTGCCATGTGCCTGTATTTGGGGGCTTTATGACGTGTAAAACGGAAATTCAGTGCTGCCGACGTTCTTGCCTGAACAACTCTAAAGGATTTTGCTCTGCTAACAAAATACATATCGGCGGGACCGGCACATGTAAATGTTTCGTTGCAGCCAAACACGTTATGAATCGTTCCAAATACGGCACGCAAAGGAGGTGAGTCTGTAATGGCAAAAGGTAAATATGTACAGTGGCTTCAGCCTGACAATCTTTTGCGGTTACAGGCTTGGACTCGTGACGGGGCAACTGACGCCGAAATAGCGACTCATATCGGCATTAGCCGAGATACTTTATATTCCTGGAAGAAGAAATACCCTGACTTTTCTGACGCCTTAAAAAGAGGCAAGGAAGTCGTTGATATCGAGGTAGAAAATGCACTGCTTAAACGAGCCATGGGGTATGAATATAGCGAGGTTACGAAAGAGATGACGTATGCCCCTAACGGCGAACCGCTAGGCCTTACTGTGACAAAGGTTATAACTAAGCGTGAACGGCCTGACGTTACGGCGCAAATCTTCTGGTTAAAAAACAGACGGCCTGACTTATGGAGAGATGTAAAGAACGTTGATATGCAAGCAAAGATTGAGAATAACCCCTTCGATGGCGTCAAATCGGAAGACATAAAGAAGCTGATAGGCGATGATTGACGAACGCATTAAGCGGCAAGCAAAAAGAGAACTCGCCAGGCGTGAGTTCTTTTATTTTTGCAATTTGATGGCTTCAGACTTTTATAAGCCTGAACGGCGGTATCTTGTTGAGTTGTGTGAAGCATTGCAGTCGTTCTATGAGGATGAGAAAGCCAAGGTACTTATCATTAATGAGCCACCTCGACATGGGAAGAGCCGTACGGCCAGTTTATTCGTTGAGTGGGTCCTTGGCCGTAACCCGTCGGAGAAGATAATGACCGGTTCGTATAACAATATTCTTTCAGCAACCTTTGCTAAGAATGTTCGTAATGCCATTCAGGAAGTCAAAGCTGATGAGAATATCACGGTTTACTCCGATATATTCCCAAACGTCCGCATCAAGCGTGGCGACGCAGCCATGGATATGTGGAGTTTGGATGGCGGTTACAATTCATACTTGGCAACGTCTCCGTCTGGTACGGCAACAGGGTTTGGCTGTTCGCTTCTTATTATCGACGACATCATTAAAAATGCCGAAGAAGCCTACAACGAGACAGCGAAAGAAAAGGCCTGGCTGTGGTTTACGAATACTATGTTGTCACGTCTTGAAGAGGGGGGCAAGATACTCATCATTATGACGAGATGGGCTAGTGATGACCTTGCCGGCAGAGCCATTGAGCATTTCGGCGATGCGGCCAAGGTGATTACGATGCAGGCGTTACAGCCGGACGGCAGTATGTTGTGTGATGAAATACTGTCACGGCGTAGTTATGAAGAGAAGGTCAGAGCCATGGGTGCCGATATTGCATCGGCAAACGGTGGTGCGGCCGGTGGTATAACGCTGAACGTATCAGCTCTTGATGCCGAGTCCTTTGGAAATTGGCTTGAATCGAAAGGCGGCCGAGTATTAAGGCAGTTCACCGTTAACCAAGACCGTGAATTTATCGGTACGGCAGGAGTGTGGTAGAACATGGAGAAATTAAAAAAATTCCCTCGTATTAAGTCGCTTGCGTGGAAGTCGTCTAAAATGCAGCACTGGGATACGAAGTCCAAACGTAGCGGATCCGGAAGAGTACGAACCATGACGACGTGGCGGTATCCGCAGTATACGATTACGACGGAATTCGCATACCTCAAACCTGAAGAGTACAAAAAAATGATGGGCTTTGTGTCGCAAATCCAAGGCGGCACAGAGCCTTTCTTATGGCTTGACCCTGAAGACAACGAGGAAAAAGGGGTTGTTCTCGGAAAGGGTAGTCAAGGCGAATGGCAAGCAGTGCGGAGGTTTGGCGATTATACAGAACCCGTTGCATACGTTGAAAGCGTAAAGCTTTATGCTGATGGCGTACTTATCGAGCATGTAACGACAGACGGCGGCACGATTCGGACTAGGGATGCCGTATCGCCTGACGCTGTCATCACGGCAGATTACACGTATTACTGGAAGGTGCTGCTTAGCGGTGACTTCACGGCAGAGCTCGAGTACAAAGACGTTTACAAATCAAAATCCTTTAAGTTGGTGACCGTGCAATGAAACAGGCAGGAGAAGCATTAACTCAACACTTAAATACGGCAAAGTCGTTCCGTAGTTGCGACTTATATACCCTTCGACTTCAAAGCGGCATGGCGTATTACTGGACGGATACGGACTCAAACGTAAGTCACGGTGGCCATGTATATCGTGCAGACGGGCCTGTCATTACTCGTAACAAGACCTCGACACATTCTGATGTGGCGGTTGATAAGCTTTCCGTTTCGGTATCGTGTGATAAGCACGACCAAATAGGCGGTGTTCCGATACTGGCAGTCGCTCATAACGGCGGCCTTGATGGCGCGACCATGGAGCTAAAACGTGCGTTCTTTAAGCAAGACGGCACATTAATTGACGCTGTGGATATCTTTACGGGTACGGTCGAGGTAAAACAAGGCGGTGGCCTTACGATAACGCTTGACGTAAAGTCCGTTGTACAGAAGCTCAATACAGAGTTTCCGAGTAAGCGGTACTATCCGCAATGCCCTTATTGTGTGTACTCCAAAGAGTGCGGAGTCGATATAAAGAAGTACCGTAAGCGAATGAAAGTAACGGCACTTACAGGCGTAAATACTGTCGGAATAGACGTATCGTTTGAAGATGGTTATTACAATGCCGGTGGTATTGAATGGGTGTCGGGTCCTCTTGCCGGGCAATCGACTCAGATAATGAGCAGCTCGAACGGTACCGTTATGTATATGAGTCCGAGTGATACGCAGGCAACCGTTGGAAGCGAAGCCTATATTTATCCCGGTTGCGATAAAACGCCTGAAACGTGCAAGAAGAAGTTCGATAATTTCGCACGAAACAGCGCTACTCCGTACGTACCGTTAAAGGAGACGATTCGATGAAAAGTACAGGGCAAAAAATCGCAGACGCTGCTCTTAAATGGCTCGGAACACCGTACGTTAATAATGCTATGGCCAAAGGGTACGGAGTCGACTGTGCATACCTTCTTGTTGCGTCACTTGTCGGATCGGGCATGATTACAAAGGACCAATTACAGATAGAAAACTACTCGAACGAATGGCATTTACATCGTTCAGAGGAAAAGTATTTAAAGTACATACAGCAAGTCGCCGACGAAGTTCACGGAGAACCTCAAATCGGCGACTTTTTGCTATATCAATACGGTCGGTGTATAAGTCATGGTGCGGTATATATCGGCAATGACAAAGTTATTCACGCCTTCGTTGACCTTGGCGTTATTATCTCGAATGTTAACGATATTCTGTTTTACGATAACCGAGGAAAATCAAGGCTCCGTGCTGTGTATCGATTCAATCCGAAGAAAGGGGGTGCCGCTTAATGGGGTTTTTATTCAAGAAGAACAACACAACGAATCGAGCCGATATTATTGGCGATTTCCAAATAAACAGTGCTTCATACGGCGAAACGGTACCTGAAGTCCTCGGCACGACAAGAGTCTCGGGAAATATCATCTATTGGGATGATTTCACCGCACACGAACATAAGCACACAAGCCGTACAGGTAAGGGCGGCGGCTCAAAGCATACGGAAATAGACTACACATACACCGTAGCCGCAGCCATTGCTTTGTGCGAAGGACCTATAGCCGGTATTGGTAAGGTGTGGAAGGATAAGGAAGTCTATGAGTATCCTCAAGCCGACATCCAGCTATCCCTTTATAAAGGCGAATACGGACAGGAGCCGTGGCCGTATGTTACTAGCAAGCACCCTGAAAAGGCACTGCCGTACAGCGGATTAGCGTATATGGCAGGGGGTGTTGACCTCGGCAATCGTGGCAGCCTTCCGACGTATAATTTTGAGGTTAAAGGGAAACTTCTTGAGACTGGCGATGGGGTCGATGTGAATCCTGCGGATTATATTCTATATGTGCTGAAAGCGGCAGGAATTGAAGACGTTAAAATCGAGGGCATTGAGAATTTCCGTAAGTATTGTGCAGCGGCCGATATTCTTATCTCGACACCGCCTGATGAGTCGGCGAAAAAGGCACAACAAATTATTAACGACATCGCCGAAATTACCAACTGTTACCTATTCTGGTCCGACGACCGGCTGAAGATTGTACCCTTGGCCGACAAAGCGGTCGGTGACTGGAATCCTAAAAAGGAGATCCAGTACAACCTTACGGCCGACGACCTCATTCCTGGTAGTGACGGGCAACTCGTTATATACAAGCGTAAAGACAGCTCGGAGACGTATAACCAAGCAACTGTTGAATTTATCAATCGTGCTAATGGGTACGAAAAAGAGACGGTGTCCTTCGAGGTAGTAGCAGACGTTCAGAAGAACGGCATGAAGCCTGCAAGTAAAAAGACTGCACACTACCTATATACAAAAAAGAGAGCGCAGTATTACGCTGAACAATTAGCCATGAAACGCCTGTACAGCAAGAATCAGTACACGTTTCATTTGGATTGGGCCTTTTGTAGATTAGAGCCTGGAGACCTTGTGACGCTTACCGATGAATTATGCCAACTAGACAGGCAAGTCGTTGTTATTACGGCTGTTAACGAAGCGGCTGACGGTGAGCTTGAAATCACAGCAGAAGGAAAGCCGCCTGGAACATATGCGCCGGCACGGTACGACGTACATGAGAACGAACGGCCGTTTACTGATTATAATGTTCCGGCTCCGTCTATTGACCATTATGCCATTGTACAAACGCCTGGGGATGTGTCTGGTAACGAGCTGCTATTAGGTGTAACGGCTCCGTCCGGTTGGGGCGGTTGCACGGTGTGGGTATCAGACACGGGCGATGCGTATAAAGAAGCCGGCAAGATTACGGCACAGGCACGTATTGGACGACTTGTCGCAGCCATGACAGCCGAAGCGATGAGTTGCACGGTTGAACTCTTCGCAGGAGAGCTTCGAGGCGGCTCGGCCATCGACGCTCAGCGAGGGAACACGCTTATCTGGATTGACGGTGAGTGCCTTAGCTATGAAGGGGCGACTCTTCAGCCTGACGGGCGGTATTTACTTACAGGCTTAATACGTGGCCAATACGCCACGACAGCTAATAATCACGCCGAAGGTTCGCAGTGCGTCCGTATTGACGAAGCACTGTTTCATGCTCCGTACCGTACGGAAGATATCGGCAAGAAGATATGGATTAAGTGTGCGTCAGTAAATATGTTCGGATCCAATGAGCAAGACCTTTCCGAAGTGCAGGCTATTGAGTATACGATACAGCCGTATTACATTCCCGAGGTTCGAGACCTTGCCGTATACACGAAATATTACGACCTGGGTGACGGCGTCTCGTCTTTTGATGTTATCGCAACCTTTGCACCTCCTCAAATTACAAGCTTTGATACGGCCGAAGGGTGGTATAAAGAAGACTCCGGAGATTGGAAGTACGGTGGTAACGGTGACGGCCAAATCGTCATCAGTGGCTGTGAGCTTGGCCATACGTACGATATACGTATCAGGGTCAAAGACCGACACGGCAACTATTCACAAGGCCTTATTAAGCGATTTACGGTCGAAATGAAATCAGAAGTCCCGAATACACCGCAAGGCTTTGCCGTTACGTTTGGGAGTGCAGCCACGTTCAATTGGCTAGAGGTGCGAAACGCCGATATTGACTTCTATGAGATTCGACATGACTTGAATCCGGGGCAAGAAGTTGGACGCATCGGTAAAAGCACGAATACGACGTACGTCGGAACCCTGACGGAACGAAGCGGGCGAGTGTACTTGTACGCTCACAATCCGATGAAGGGATACAGCGCTCCGGCTATGCTTGAGTATAACGTCAAAGCACCGAAAGTACCGACGCATATAACGGCTAAAGGCGGTATGTCAGGCATAGGCGTTACGTTCGACCCTGTTCCTCTTGGGTGCCGAGGGGCTAACGTATATGTCGATGATGCGGTTTACTTTACGCCGACTAATTCATTCTCGCTGATTCTTGCGCCTGGCGTATACCGAGTGCGAGTTGCTTATACGGATATCTTCGGCGAGGGAGAAAAGAGCGGTGAAC